TAAATATTTTTATGCCAGGAAACCCTTGCCAAAATGATATTAATAATCTTTACGGTAATTATTTTACTTTAGTAATAAACCGTGGAACAACTATTTTAGAATTGATGGTACAAAAAGCAAATTTACCGGGTATAACTGTACCAGATCAATCACAACCAACAATTTTTGGCACAACAGTACCGGTACCAACTTTAGTAGCACAGTTTGAACCTTTAACTATAGAATTTTTAGTAGATGCTAATTTAGCAAACTGGAAAAGTATTTACTCTTGGATGCGTGATATTACAAATATAGAAAATGCATCAGATTATGATTTGGCTTATAGAGATTGGCATTATACTGCTTCTTTAATTTTACATGCCCCAATAAACTGCGATGATCCGAATCCAGTCCTTACAGTTGAATTTAATCATTTAATTCCAACTAGATTGTCTGGATTAATTTTGCAAGTAGATGTTCCAGATGCCCCAATATTAAAAGCATCTTGCACCTTTAAATATTCATATTATAAATTAAATCCGGACGCACCAGAAGAATTAGGTCCCGATTACCAAGATCCAGCACCTTAATTATAAGTAATCCGAGGGATTGTCAGACCAGCTTTTAGGATCCTCTGGAGGATTATTTGGTTTATAAGGCATCTTATTGCCCTCAGGTTTAATTGGACGGCGTTTCTTTGGCTGTGGTGCAGGTTCTTGCTCTACGTCTTCTAAAGCCATTGTAGGGGTTTCTGGTTCATCATCCTCATCAAGATCTGTTAAAATTTCAACACCCTCAAAATTTTCAATCAAATCATTTACAAAATTTACAAAATCTGGATTATTAAAAAGATCATTTAATAAATGCAATCCATCATCGACATTTATTGTGCCATCTGGCATATTTGATGAAACTGATTTAGGGTCAGTTTGCATAGCTATAAAATATATTTCATACATTTTTTCTAATTCAACATTTGGCTGACCTATGTAAATAATTGAAGATCTTTGTACCGTAATTTCGTATCCTTTTAAACTTGCAGCATAATTTGCAAGTTTAACGTATTCAATTATTTCATTGTTAGCATTTTTTTGATGATATGCTTCCAACTTTGCTGGAAGTTTAATTGTTATTCTATCAGGCATTGATTCGTTGACTAAACCGACAAGTTCATCGCCAGTTATCAACTTAACAACTCTTAAAATGCCTGAGAGAGGATTCTCAGGAAGTGAATCGGACATTTATATGTCCTCCCTTCCTTATTATTTATCTTTTTGCAAATCATTAAAACCTATTGAAAATACTTTATAATCAAATTTTTCTTTTTTATAAATTTTTAATCTCTCTTCAAAATGTTTTAAAACATGATTTTTATGTGTTCCAAGAGATAAATCATCTACAATATCGTATACTTTGAGTGTTTTCTTTTTTTCAGATACTCTTAAACCACGCCCAATACTTTGTAACAGTCTTATTACTGATTTAGTAGGAGAGGCAAAAATAATATTGTCAAGGTTAACAATGTTGATACCAGCGCTAGTAGTGCCAAAGCTAGCCACAAGGATTGCGTCTCTTTCTTTATCAATAACTCGTCGGATGTATTCTCTTGCTTCTGCTTCTGTTTTTCCAGAGATGAAATATACTTTTCTATTGCCTGCCTCTGCTTCAATGAGAGATGCGAGGGGTCTTCCATGGATCTCGACATAGTTGAATAAAATGAGGGTGTTCCCTTTGGTTTTGAGCGCGAGGTCTTTGATGAATTGGTTTCTTTTTTCATTTGTTACTACCCATTTTATTTCATCTGCATATTTTTGTTTTTTAAGAAGATGTTTTTCTTCTTCTGTATATTTAAGAATTATGCAATCTATACCAAGCTTTGCAAGCAATCCTTTATTCATTAAGTTTTTAGTATGAATAAATTGAACTGCTGGTCCAAGTATTCCTTCAATGCTAAGTCTGTGGGCCTGAGTTTGTTGTAGTGTTCCTGTTGTACCTATTCTGAACCAGGCTTTTGTTAACTTTTGGCCAATAAAATTAATTGATTCTGCTTTTGCTTGATGGCATTCGTCAAAAAATATTGCATCAAATTGATCAAACCAATCCTTTGGCAGTTTATAGATTGATTGCCAAGTAGATATTACAACTTGTTTATTTGTATCTTTATCTTGTCCTGCTGATATTTTATGAATATATTTTTTGCAAGACCAAGATTTATCTTGTGACGAATAATCAAAAAAATCAGATTCCATCTGATTTACTAATCCAACTGTGGGTACTAATATTAAAATTTTACGATTTGTTCCAATTACGGATTGGAGAAAGCGGACCAAAACGTATATGATTAAACTTTTTCCTGAACCAGTTGGAGAAATTATCACACCACGATGATTGTTTAATGCATGTTGTATTGCTTGTTGTTGATGTGCATGCATTTTTACAGGTTGTTTGCGAACACATACTTTTAAAGATTCGTAAAACTTTAAAAGTTGTTCTTCTGATATACATGTTTTATTTGATGATTCTTTAATATTTAAAGAATATTTTCTTTCTTCTGCAAACTTTTTTAAGTAAGTTTTTAAACCTCTTGGTAAAGTTGAAGAAAGTATATCATATAATCTTATTTTTCCATCCCAAAGCCTACGTTTAAACATAGGCATATATTGAGCTCCAGGAACCATAAATGAAAAGTAGTCCCTTAGCTCTTTTTTTAATGCCTGTTCTGTTTTGATGTAGTAACGAACTTCATCAATAGATTCAACGTCAATATCCACATAATATTTATACTATGCCATTCATCATTTTTTGCCATTCAATAGCAGATTTAATCATAAAATTTCTATTGTTCAATGACCTTAAAAATTCTTCAACCATTTTTAATTTAACTTCATTTAAAGAAATTTTTGATTTTAATTCTATAACTTTTGCATCCGCTTCTACAAATTGTTCAACATCACTTTTTAATAAAGTTAAATCTGAAGGTTCTTCGCCCCAAGATTCTAATTCTTCTCTTGATGCTTTTCCTGTATAAATTTTCCATTTACGCAATTTTAAAATTGCCAAATCATTTTGCTGTTTTGTCAAAAGTAATTTGACATCTGCTAAAATTGTGAGATACTTAGAGTGTATTTGAGGTATCTTAAGAGACTCTATACCTAACTCAGTAGAGTCTATTTGAGAGTCTTTAGTAATAAGTTCTTTAAGGTTCTCTAGATTCATCTTTTAAGATGTAATATAAAGTACTCTAGAATAAAGTCAAATAAATAATCTTGACATTTCTTTTATATACTTTATAATTGTTAAGAGGACTAAAATGATTATTGATCTGCGTGAAATACCTGTTGTATGGATAAATTTAGATTCAGCTACAAAAAATGCAGAGTTAATGCAAGAAAGATTTAATAAATTTGGTTTTAAAAATACCCATAGAAAATCGGGTTTAGTAATTCCACCACCACCAAATACAGATAAATCTATAGCACACTTTAGAGGTTGTGGCCAATCACATATTGATATTTTAGATGACAAAAATTATTCTACACCTCTTCTAGTTTTAGAAGATGATATTGAATTTGTTGATAACTTTAATCCAGTTTTAGAAATTCCAGACGACTCTGATGGAGTTTATTTGGGAATTTCACACGGTAACATTTACTATAAAACTTGTTTTAAAGATTCAAATTATTTAAGAATTGGTGGAATTTTAGCAGCACATGCTATTTTATATATTAATCCTTTTTATAGACAATCAATGTCTGAAATTGGTAAATTTTGTTTATATGAAATAAGTAAACCATGGGATGTTGGTACAGCATCATTACAAAATGATTTTAAAATTTATACTCCAAATAATCCACTAATATACCAGTGTAACGATAGAGAGAGTGCAAATAAATGGCAAAATCTCACAGATAGACCTCTTGAAAATAGAAATTCTCAGTTCAAATGATTACATTTAATTTATTGGGAAGATACGGTAGAATGGGAAATCAAATGTTTCAATATGCAACATTGTTTTCTATTGCAAAAACAAGAGGTTATGAATTTGGTGTACCATATAAAATTAAATCATCTAATCCGTATTTAAATTTTTGTTTAGATGAATGTTTTCCAAATTTGAGTGCTAAAGACAGTTCAAATCTTTTACAACTAAGGAGTGCAGGGGAAAATTCATTTGAATATAGTAATGGAATTTTTGGCATTCCAGACCAGACAGACATTGTTGGTTATTTTCAAAGTGAAAAATATTTTAAAGATTACAGAAACAATCTTTTAAATGAATATAAATTTAAAGATGAAATAGAAAATAAAGCAATAGATGTGAGGTCTATAACAAAAGAACCTGTAATTTCTATTCACCTTAGACTTGGTGATTATAAAAATCTTGTTGGAAAACATCCAATATGTGGTATTGAATACTACAAAAAAGCATTAGAAAATTTACCAAAAGATTTATTGTTGGTTGCATTTAGTGACGAACCAGAGTTAGCAAAATCTATTTTTGATAAATTGGGTAGAAAATATTTTATTTCCGATACTAACGATCAATACATAGATATGTGTATTATGACTAAATGTGATTATCATATTATTGCAAATAGCAGTTATAGTTGGTGGGGTGCATGGTTAGCCAATACCAAAAAGGTAATCGCACCCGCTACATGGTTTGGAGATTCACCAGAAATGCCAAAAAATTGGTCAGATATTTATTGCAAAGATTGGATTATTATATGATTAAATCAAAAAACATTATAATTAATTTTGGTAAAAAACACACAATAATTGTTGAGGAATAATAATATGATGAAAGTTATTAATAATTTAGAAAATATTTATCCTGAAGAAACATTAAGATATTGTAATTGGGAAAGATTTTCAGAAAAAGCTATAGATTGTGTATTTTTTAATGCAGGACCACAAAATATAGAATACCCGCAACCTGTTCCAAAATATCTTTTATATTTTGAAGAACAAACATGGGAGCGAGACACTACAAGTCTTTGTGCACCTTATGTTGATAAAATTTTTACAATATTAAACCCAAATATTTCTGGAAGATATGAAAAAAGACAGTCTGTATTTTATCCTACAAACAAAGAAGTAACAGAGCTAGCAATAAAAAATACAGAAAAAAAATATGATGCAATTTATACTGGATTTGCTGGTGGTAACCATGTAGCTAAAATTTTAAATGGAATAACTAAATTTAATTATAGATGGGTATCATTTAGTAACGATTCTAGAGCAACAAATAGAAATATTTCATATTTTGAAAAATTAAAATTAATTGCAGAATCAAAAATAGATGTATGTCATGGTCTTGTTGGTAATGGAACACCACAAACAAAAAGTAGATATTTTGAAGCAGCTTTTTGTAAAAGTTTAAATTTAATGCATAAAGATCAATGGAACTGCATAGAAGAATGGTTTGTACCAAATGAAGACTTTATATATTTTGAAACTGAAGATGAATTGTGTGATTTAATAAAAGATGTTTCTTTAAATTATAATAAATATGTTCCAATTGTTGAATCTGCTTATAATAAAGCAATAAAAGAGTATACAACTGAAGCATTTGTAAGAAAATATATTGGATTTAAGGACGAACAAAAATGAAAAAAATTCTTATATTAGGTTCATCTGGTCAAATAGGAAATTATTTGTGTGAATATCTTTTATCAAAAAAATATATTGTTAATAAATTTGATATTGTTGATGGAAGTAAATATGATTTAAGAATACACAATAATACTTTACTAGA